ATGAAACTCAACAAATCTACTGTTGATGCTATTCCATTAACTGAAAAAGGTCAAAAAATATATAGAGATGCAGAACTGATCGGTTTTGCTGTTCGGGTAACTAATAAAAGTAAAACCTATATTGTTGAAAGGAGGCATGAAGGTGAACTCTATCGAGTGACAATTGGCAAAACTACCGATATTCCTGCAACAAATGCTCGAGCAAAAGCTCAGATGATTCTGGCGAAAATTTCAAACAATGAATATGAAAAGCCTATCAAATTAAAGAAGGTTGCTAATCCTTTAGATATTACCGTGAATGAAGCTCTTCAAATTTATATTGATAGAAATGACTTTAGACCAAAAACAATTAGGCAGTACCGTAAGTATTTTGATTTATATTTGGGGTGGGGCAACAAAAAGCTTTTCCAGATATCTAAGCAAGAAGTACTGGATCGATTTATTGAGGTATCAGAAGTAAGTGAGTCGTCAGCAAATGGTGCTGTATCTCTTTTAGGTACCTTATGGAAGTATATTCATGTTCTTTATTCAACAGATGAGAACCCGATTCTTAAAAGTAATCCAGTTGACATTATTTCCGTAACAAGAGGTTGGAATAAAATAGAAAGTAGGGATAGACATCTCCATAAAGACATCATTCACAAATATTACAATGCAGTGCTTCATTATGAAGATGAGTTAAATCTGGAAAATACTGCTAGGTCTAACACGCATCGGGATATTGTATTGATGTGCATGTATACGGGATGCCGTAAACAGGAGGCATGTTGTTTAAAGTGGTCTGATGTAGATATTAAAAATGGTACCTTAACTTTTAGAGATACCAAAAATGGTTCAGATCATACTTTTCCTATTGGTGATCATCTACACAGTATTTTGCGTGAACGTTGGTTATTAAGAGAAAACGATTGGGTTTTCCCAGCTACTAAGATGCCTACTTCGTGGAATATGCATGCAACTAAGGTAGATACATTATTGAATAGAGTGGGTAAGGAAGTTGACTATTACGTTTCAATGCATGATTTCCGTCGTACATTTGCCACTATATGCAACCTTTTAAGATTTAATATTTATGTGACAAAAAGACTTCTTAATCACACGGCTAAACCAAGAATTGATGTGACAGGTGGTTATGTTCAAATTCCAGATGAGGAATTAAGAGCTTCAATGAACATGATTGAAGCGGTGTATCAAGGTAAGATTGATTGCTTTAATTACCAATCTGTATGGGCAGAAAGATTAAAAGAAATAAAGGCGGTCTAACCGCCTTAAACTGTTGCAAGCTGTGCTGTATTAAGCACAGTCTTGCTTTGCTCATACTTCAAAACGTCCTTCTTTTTATATGAAACACGTCTTCCAATTTTCGAGAAAGGCAGTGATGATTGATCACAACGCATTCTAGCTAATGTCCAAGGCGAGCAATCTAAATAAAGTGCCACAACCTCTTGAGGGAACTTCTGTTCTTCATTAGCCATTATGAAGCGATCCAAATATTCTTGTTGCTCTGCATCAGATAGATTTCTCAGATCTTTTAACATTTACTCCTCCTTACTTTCCGCTTTAACTTCTAATTGAGTACCCTCATAGGTGCCGTCACCCCCGCAATTCAGACAATGTGTATACATGCCTAAACCATCCCCATCAGGACAGAAGTTTTCAGGTAATGACCCGTCTAGAAATACAGTGCCGCCAATTGGCTTTGTGTGAATATGAGGGGCAAGGCCGTAATAGGGGAAAATGCATTCACCATTTCCATCATCACAAAAATCACATGTTTTAACTTTTACTTCACTCATCCTTTAGTTCCTCAACTCATTACGTTCTTTCTTCAATTGACGCAAAAGGTTGTGAAGGGTAACGGTTACAGCTTTATCTAAACTTTTAGTTGAATGGAATTCTGCAAGCTGAGACAGTGCTAAACCAAAAATGTGATATGCAAAAACTTTTGCAGCTTCCGGATTGTTTTTGATAAGCTCCTCAGTACTTGGACAAATGATTTCTTCAAAAATATGAAGAGCCACCTGATCCGGAGTACCTTCAATACGGCTAGGGCTCAAATTAACTTCACCAATAACTTTGCTCATTGTTGAGAATCCTCACTTAAAATTTCCCATTCACCCCAATCGCCCAAATAACCAGATTTTGAAATGCTTGTTGTAATCACTTGACCATCATCACAAGTTACTTTCATTCGATTGGCATCTATGCGAACAGCTTTATAAACAACATCCATTTGTAAATTTGCTGGTAAAGGACTTGAGCCATTTACAGATTTAATTCTTACTTCCATTTTTAAGCCCTCAAATATTCTTCTTTAGTCCACTCAACAAACTCTTTATAAAGTTGCTGGGCAGGTTTATTTAACCGGTTGTGATAGTCGATCGTTATGCGGCGCCAAGCTACAGGTACCGCATAATGCTTTGTTAGGAACATTGCTTGATCCATGCCTTGCCGGACTATTACATAGCCCAGCAATTGCAAGTAGTACATAAAACCAAGTATGTGTTTTTGGCTCACTTTCTTGTACTGATCTTTCATGTTAGAAACCGTCTACTAATAGATAATCAGGATCAGCTTCAGGTTGAGTAGGTGTAGGATTCTCTAATTCATAGCGGCGTTTTCTCACATACCCCATTAGCTTCGGTTGAATCTGCGGATCTCGTGCAGCCACGTCTATTTCCAAAGCATCTAGCGTTGTAAGGTCTGGTGCAGTTTGGATTTGAACCATTAAAGAGGGTGGCTCATTCGCAGATGCCTTTTCTTTTTCTAGCTCTTCAAGACGTTTGTGAGTGGCGAGAAGGATAGGCTTCATTTGTTCGTCATCCCATGTGCGGGTATAACGATAAACCGCATTTACTTCTGCAGGTGTTTTTGACTCTTTTACACGCTGAAGAAGAGCATCTAATGCCTTCTGATATTCTGGATCTACTTTAGGCTCGTTAGTTTCTGGAACTAATAGATCCTCGGATGATGAAACATAAGGCCCCTCAGTAACAACAATTGCACTATCGAGATCCTCTTTTAAATCTTTAGTAGGCTCTTCAATTACTGTTTTTTCAGTATTAACCTGAGGTGATTTTTCAACATCATTTTCTAAAGGTTTTTCTTCTTCGACTTCTTTAGTAGGTTTATTTAGAAGTTTTAGAATGTCTCCAGCAAACTCACCACCGCTAATTTTAATAATCGCGCAGCAATGAGCAAATGCATTATCAAAACTGGAGTGAACTTGGCCATGCTGGAGCATGCGTAATTGTCCCTTTGAACCATTCCACTTAAACTGCTGCACACCTAGTTCAACAGTTGGGCTAGGATAAGAGCAAGTAGTACCTTTTTCTGGCGCTTCTCTTAATGGCTCTGGTACCTCAAACTCACCAATAAAAATAGTTCTAGGCTTGAGTTGAAATTCAAACTTATCAAATACATCAAAACCAAAATCATATGGGTTAAAAGGTTCCCAACCATTACGCTCAGTATTATTTACTAAAAGTAATTCACCGTTAGCCCAAGCAAGTTTGGCCTCAACTTTATTAAGTATTTTCATGCTGTCATCCCCGTTTTAGCTAATGTTTCAATGTTTTGTTTAACTGCTGGCAGTTTTGCTGCTTCAATTTGGATAAGGGCATCGATACCTAAGTGCTCACATACTGTTTTTACGTCTAGGCCACGTTCAGCAATAAAGTTTTGAAGTTCGTCTCTTTGTTGATCTGAGATGCCGTTAAATTCAGGGGGACTAATCCAAGTGCCACGTTGTTTATCAAACGTGCAATTCAATGCTTTAGCTCTCATTAACATTGCTTGTCGCATGTTCTGGTAATACATGTGTTCTTTATCAAGCGACTCAGTTAATTGATTAAGGTCACCTGCATGCTCAGCTTCTTCACAGCTTTGTTTCCAGTTTTCTAGCTCTTCTTGGGCTTTAGCTGCTGCAAGTTGTGCAGGCGTTAAGGTGTTAATGTGATCTTTAGCTTGAGTAATCAGGTCAGCCAAGAAAGTAGGGTGTGCTTTAAGATCAGGTACCCATACTTCACCGGTTTCACCGCCTAAAGCACCTGAGTTTTTCGCATGATGTGTAGGCGAAGGTTTGAAATTAATAACGCGGGCATTTTTACCTTCACCAGTAGTAACAGTTGTTAGATAACCCATGACATCTGCGATACGGTAAAGCTCGTTACGGTTTTTACCACCTAGATCTGGGCGGTAAATAATTTGATCACCGTTTTGATCTTCTGATGCGTGTGCAATGAAAACAACATCTTTACCTAAACTGATCAAAGTATTGATGTATTGCTTGAACGTTTGGTTCGCTAAACCTTGAGCCTTTAACTTTAAAGAGCCATCTTTTTGACGGTTATTAGCAGTTAGCAATAGATGGGTTTTAATGCATTCAAGCATTGCACCCACGGTATCAATGACTACGGTTTTATATGGTGCTAATTCCTGCGGAGTAAGGTTTGCAACATCACTCCATTGTTGAACCTGTACAACCGCACCACGACGTAATTCACCAGTACGGTGAGCACCACGGTCAAAGTCAAAAGAAATTGCTTTTTCCGCAGTAAAGCCCATCGATGATTTACCTAAACCCGGATCAGCGTATAGGTACACAATAATTGCTTGAACCAATAAAGTTTGGTCAGCAGTAATAATCGGTAGAGCCATTATTCTTATCCTTATCTTGAGCCTGTAAAACCGCGTTTTTGCTTATATGCTTTGCGGTCATAAGTAGGGATGTTTGTTTCACGCAGTTTTATTGCGAGCTGCTTTCTGCGTTGGAAATCAATTTCTTGTGTGAGTTCATTCCAAACTTTTGGATAGTCAGTTTGGAACCTGAACACATTTAAAGGCGTCTTAAATCCGTCTTTAACTTTGTAAAGAACTGAGCCATTAGCATTAGATGCGTACACTTGCCAGCCAATGCGAACAGAGTAGAGGCCCTTATCATCACGGCCTAAAAATGACTTGTAGCCGTCAGGGTGCTTTTTGAAATTAGACATCTTTAAGCCTCCACCAACTTGTTACGTTCGATGAAGCCTTTTAGAAGGCCATTGATGTTTCGGATGTCTTCAAATTCGGTGAAATCGTTATATGACTTACCATTAACATCAGTAATTTCATTTACTGTGAGTTGAGTAATTTCAACAGCAGTGAATTCAGAACCCGGAACGCCGTAACTGTCTGGATGAGCTTCAAAATCAAAGCTAACGTTTAAACGGAAACTATCTAATTTGATTACGGCAACGCCAGAATGTTTACCTGTGATTTTGGCAGTTAAGACACCGTAAGTACTTGGTTGAGTCTTAGGGGTAAATAGAGAAGGGGCTTCTTTTGCTTGGAAAGCTGGCTGCAATTGGCAAGCAACTAAAGAACCACCAGAAATTGCAAGAGCAGCCATGCTGACAAATGCAAAGGAGTTGAAAGGGGTAGCTTTTACGTTCATAATTGATCTCGCAGTTTGCAAAAGCACATCGGACCTGGGGAGGGGCGGTGTGCTTTTTTGTTGTCTGTGAGATAGATATTAGGTAAACCTAATTATTAAGTCAATAGGTATTCCTAATAAAATTAGAAATACCTAATTTTTGTGCTTTAATAGACAAAAGAAAACCCACACGGGGTGGGTTGGGTGAGAAGGGTAGTGTTTGATTTTTATTTATTGCTCATTACTTTGCTTCTGGCCTCTCTCGCCTCTTTACGAGCCTTAAGGGTTTTCTCAAGCATAGATATTTCTTTTAAATCACTCCATGCCAAAAAGAAACTTAATATTGAGGTTAAGCCTACAGATAAGACTAATGCTAAAAGATGCTGATTTGATAGTAAATTCAATTCATTGAAAACATACATTCCAAAAACAATCACTATAAATAAAATGGCAACATATAGTGATGATTTGCTCCTTATATCCACAGTAGACGTGAGGCGATCCCGCTCTGATTGATTTAAACCATCAAGCTTCAATGCATCGAGCATACCTTTGTAGGCTAGATAAATTTGACTTAACGGTAATAACAAAACAAAGGAAAATTGAACCAAGTTGATATTTACATCAAGGGCAAGAAATTTAAAAGTAACTGAAAAAATGACAAATAGAGCTACTAACACTAATGCAATAAATTTAGCGTTGTTGTAAAACGGCAAGTAGCGTTTAGCCATGATTAATCACCAAAATTAATATTGGTAGTCATCCAATTGTACAATTGAACTTTAAGGCCGTCGTTATAAACTTTATTATTGATTGTTTCAACAGATATTTTTCCACTCATCTTTAAGTTATCCGCTGTGACCTTAGTACCATCTTCAAGAGTTATAACATAATCATCATTATGTCTCATAGATGATGCAACAGTATCAATTACTTTTTGCCCGCTTTTGGATGTTTTTCGATTATAGGTGAGTGTTAATTTAAGCTTTAAATTAGCGTCATCAAGGCCATCTTCAAGTTTTAAATCATCCAAATCGACACCAAATGCAGTTTTTAAAACATCAACCACATTTTCTTCGATTTTGTAATCAATCTTAGCTGGTACGTTCGACTCTATTTTGTGAATCGGTTGCAATTCTGTTGATCCAATTCCAGATGAGATTGAGATGGTCTTGGCTGGCGTTGATTCCAATTTTTCTTTAATTGCCGGGTTCGGAGCATCTTTTAAGATTAAGGCACTATTCGCTGGTAAGGCTTTAGCTGCTTCACCCAAAAGCCAACCTAAATAAGACTCAAGAGTTCTTGCTGTTAATGATCTGGATTGAATAATTGCAACATGATTATCAATCACTCCAAAATATAAAACACTATCAATAAATTCTTTGCGCACTACTTCAACAGATTCATCCTCATCATCAGGTAAATCTTCCGTTAAGTAAGTTTTGATTGGGAATTCGGTAGCACTATCATTGTCTATTTTTAAAACAGCTTGAGCTTTACCAGACTCCACTATGATTAGCTCTCCAAAGAACATACTTTGATGTGAACTTGCGTGATTTATAAGGATAAAATCATCTTTAGTAGCCGATACAAATTGCTGCCTATTAATAGCTTTATGATAAAAAGAGTCTTTATCTAATAGTTGGGCTTTAAGTAAGTTTCCAAGGTTCGCGCCTTTTAGAAAGTCTACTTTTTTGTAGTGTACGGTTTTGTCTTTTACAACTGTCTTACTCATTATTTTCCCCACCCGATCTGTTGTAAAGACTGTGTCGGGTTCACAGTTTATTAATCTTTTGTGTTATTAATTTTCTGTCCTAGCTTTCCTTCTTTTACCAACTGCACGACCTGCTCATTAGTAAGCACAGGAATAAAGACTTTGTCGCCAATATCTTTAGAAAGAATCTTTACTTCTTCGGCTGTTAGCACCAAAGCTTCACCATGTTTCGCAGCATCATTGATGCGAGCAATAATCTGGTTGATTGGTAGTTTAGAGTTGTCCATAAGTCTTCCTGTGATTAATGCGAATAAGGATGTTCTTGTCTGTGCTGACTTGGCGGCACGATATCTGTAATAGCGGTAATACTTTCAACCTCGTCCATTTCAAAGAAAAATCGCTCACCACCATTCACAGAAAGCAAACTTAAAACCCCACCATTGATGCCGACAAATTCTTTAATTGTGCATCTTCCATCCTTCAAGCACACCTGAACAAACTCATTCGGCACAAGCTCTGCATCAGGGTCGCATACAACATACCAGCCATTACGAATTGCTGGAAACATTGAGTCGCCAGTGCCTTTAATGCCATAGGCTCTTGGTCCTGCTGAGTGAGTTGGAACATACCCATCTCCAGCATTGCCTTCATAACCCATATCTGTGAAATAGCCATCCATGCCCATCTTGGAGTAAGCCTTAACAGGAACCCAACGCTTAGATGATGGGATAAACGGTTTTTCGATAATTGTTGAAAATAAAAGAGCTTCATCACTATCACTAATGTTGTATTTCTTTTTGAACTCTTCGATATCCAGTTGTTTAAATTTATCTCTCGTGCTTGATTGAATCTCTCCCGTGCCAGATGCAAGCCATGAAGGATTTACATTCAAAAATTTTGAGGCACGTAATAAATTTTCACCTTCCATTGTTTTGGATTTTCCAGACAGCCAATCACTCACAGAAGGAGGTTTAACTCCTACTGCACGAGCAAGCTCAACACCTTTAATCTTTTTAGGTGGCAAAACTTCCATGGCATACCTAAGTCGTTCAGCAAGAGTATTCATACAACTATCCTCAGAATGTTAGGAAATCCTAACATAAATAAAATTAGGTATTCCTATTGATTTAATATAAGGAATGCCTAATAATTAAAGAAAAATTAGGAGCACGTTATGAATGACGCACAACTTTTAGATAAGCTAGGTGGTGTCACAGCGGTAGCAAGACTTCTGGGGATTGCTCCGTCATCAGTTAGTGGATGGAAAGCTATCCCCCTTGATAGAAAAATCAGGCTAGCAGTTATTGCTGAAGATCTTGGTTTAACAACGCGAAAAGAGCTTTTCCCTGATAACTATCAAGATATTTGGATTGAACTTCGTCCCCAGACGACAAAAAGCAAAAACCTTGGATCATTAACCGCTTAGGAACTAAACCATGAGCAAAGTATCAAATGAATTGCCTGCAAGCGCTAGCAATAACGAATCGCTCATATTGCAAGCACTTAACGCTAGCAATCAAAGACAAGTAGCAGAGATGATAAATGTCGATGCAAGCATCCTTTCACGGATGAAAACAGAAAAGAAATCAAATGGATGGACTGAGATTGAGTTTATTAGCTTTTTGTTGACAGCCATTGGTTTGAAGGTTGTGCAAGAAAGTGATGTGTATTGCTCACCTGAAATTGCAGAAGCAACGCGAGTCTATTTAGCACATGCATTCACTTCACCTGAATACATGCGGATTTTATTCAAATAAAAAACCACTACCTGCTGTAACAGGAGTGGTTAGGCATTCAATTGAGGTGGATCAAATGAACACGAATAATCTATCAAATCAAGAACAAATAATCCAGAGCTGGTTTGAACCGGCTCTCCACACACTTAAAGCATTAATCAAAAAGTGTGAAGAAAACCTAGAGCGAATCAAAGCTGATACTAAAAATGCAGCTGTAAAGCGAGATGAATTTAAAGAGGTTTTAGTGCGTCAGCATCGTATTACGTACAACCATGCTGAGGAAATTATTAGTAGCCTTAGCCGTGCTGATCGTATTCGCTTCTTGGGTAGCACATACATTCAGATTAAAGAAGGCGGTGAAGCATGAATAAAATTTTATTTGGTGATTGCCGCGCATTGATGAAACAAATGATTGAGGAAGGGCTAAAAGCTCAAACATGCGTAACTTCACCACCATATTTTGGTTTACGTGATTACGGTGTTGATGGTCAATTAGGCTTAGAAAATACCGTTGATGAATACGTTCAAAACATGGTTGAAGTTTTTCGTTTAGTGCGAGAGCTGCTCCATGAAGATGGCACACTTTGGCTAAACCTTGGTGACAGTTATGCGGGTTCTGGTCGGGGCATGACACGTACAGGTTTAAACGACGGTAAGAATCCAAAAACTAAAGGACTAGTTCTTCCTAAGCAAAATGCAGCCCAATCAAATTTAAAGCCGAAAGATCTAATTGGTATTCCATGGAAAGTAGCTTTTGCTCTACAAGCTGATGGTTGGTATTTGCGCCAAGATATTATCTGGCATAAACCGAACCCAATGCCTGAAAGTATTACTGATCGTTGTACCAAAGCACATGAGTATATTTTCTTATTCAGTAAATCACGTAGATATTATTTTGACCACGTAGCAATTAAAGAACCGGTTGCAGAAAGCTCAATCAAAAGACTTTCCCAAAATCTTGATCAACAACATGGCAGTACTCGTGCCGTGATGAAACATAACGGTCCAATGAAAGCCGTTTACTCGAGATCTTCGCGCGATAGTTTTAAACGCAAAAATAGTAAGAGAGCTGCTGTTATTCCAAATCAAGCATATGGAACTCATAGATCAGAAAGATCAGAAAGCGAGTATGACTTACTTACTCGTAATAAGCGCAGTGTTTGGCAAGTTTCTACAAAGCCATACAAGGGTGCTCATTTCGCAACATTTCCAATGGACTTAATCGAGCCATGTGTATTAGCAGGATCTCGAGTCAATGATGTTGTATTTGACCCATTCATGGGATCCGGAACAACAGCAGCTGTAGCACTAATGCATAACCGTAATTATTTAGGGTGTGAATTGAATCCTCAATATTACGAATTGCAGCAAGAACGCTTTGAGAAAGTATTAAAAGAGAGGGCCGCATGAACTATTACCAACACCATATTGGTGACTTCAACAATGCGACTCGCCACCTCAGTTTAATTGAGCGTGCGATTTACCGCGACTTATTAGATATGTATTACGACACAGAAAAGGCGATTGATGCATCAAGCATTGATCGTCTAGCACGTCGTTTGCAATGTACTACCGAAGAGCAAAAAGAAGCTCTCAAATATGTACTTGATGAGTTTTTCATTCTTGAAGAAGGTGTTTATCGCAATAATCGTTGTGAACGAGAAATTGCTGAATATCACGGGAAAAAGAAACAAGCGAGTGAGGCTGGTAAGGCGTCTGCTGCAAAACGTGCAGCGAAAAAGAAAGGCTCGTCCAACAGTGATTCATCAAAAGATGATCAAGCGTCTAACGAAAATTCAACGGTCGTTGAAAATCCGTTAAACGAAGAACAAACGGATGTGCAACCAACCAATAACCATAAACCATTAACCATAAACCAAGAACCAATTATTGATAGTAGTAGTAATACGCGTGGAGAAAATTCGCAATTAACTCCAATTCAATTTGCTCAGTATCAGATCGATGATCACAAACGCTATTCAATGCGTGAATTCATTTCTGAATACAGCGAGTTTCAATACGATTTCATCTCACTTGCTCAACAAAGATTTGTTTCGGTACCTGAAATCGACTTGAGAACCATGATTCAAAATTTCGGTGACTGGTACTTTGCAAACGAATCAAGTTCGTTGAATACACCAAGCATCTGGTTGGTTAAGTGGTTCTCTTGGGTTCAAAACAACGAGAAACAAGTTGCTGCAAACCGCAAGAAACAAGAGCAAATCAATTCAGCTGGTCAAAAACCACAAGAGTCGGGTTACTTCGCTAATCTTTTTGAAGAACAGAGCGAATCTCAAATCGTGGATGTAACCCCAGCAAAAAAGTTTCCAATGATTGAGGAGGTAGGTCATGCATGAGATTACCTTGAACGAAGTGCGTCAATTAATCGCTTCTCTTCGCACTGTTTACGCTGCTCAGTTCAATAAGCAATTTCCAGCAACAGGCGAAAGTGCAATTCCTCTGTCAGTGGTTGAGCAAATCGCACTTAAAACACTGGTTGGCGTTCAACAAAACCAATTTAACAACGCACTTGCTCGTTTACTTACAGCAGGTGGACGCTTTATGCCGTCATTTGCCGAGTTTCGCACCTGGTGTATCGGTGAAAGTTGGATGTCTCCAGAAGAAGCTTGGTCTCGCGCATGTAAGTTTACAACTGACCGTTCCGTGGTTATTACCCAAATCACTAAGTACGCCTTAGACGAGGTTATGTATTTGATCGAAGCCGGCCAAATGCGAGCAGCTCAAGATAATTTCTTCGGGACCTACAACGTGATGGTTGCTAAAGCTCAGTTAAAAGGCCGTCAGCAAGAGTTTTACACTCCACCGCTACAACTAGAACACAAAGAACCTAAACACGTTCCTGTGAGCAATGACGAGGCTCAAAAGCATCTCAAATCATTGATGGAAAGATTAAAAATCAATGGTCGTAAACCTGCACCAGTTCAAAAACTTGAGGCAAAAGAAAAAGAGCCTGAGCTTATAAAAGAGTTGGGCCCTGATCCTTTCGATAATCCACACGAATACGCAGAGATGTGCCGTCGGGAGGGTATGCCAATCCCTAGAAATATTCTTCAGCTAATTGATGGGGCGAATGTATGAATAAATTCGAGATTTTAGCGTGGGGTTTACTCATTTCATTTTTTACAGCAGCTATTAGCGGTGCGGTGGTTTGGTGGTGGTTGGCGCGTAAAGAGCTTGATGAGAAAGGAGCCAGCCATGAAAGCAACTAAATTGATTAGAGATAAAGGACTGCAATACGCGAAGGAAATCGTAGATTCAGCACCCGATAACGCAACTGAATGGAACGAGGGTTATGAGTTCCAATGTGGTCAAAGTGTAGAAATCAGCCCAGCAGATCGTGAGAAGTATTTTGTAGATTTGGTTGAGCTTAAACGTCTGGTGGAGTCTTTGAAAATCATCAGCGATTTAGGTGGAGTTGAGAAGCTAACGCCTGCATTCATTACGACAGATAAGCATGTTGGTTACACGCATGTTCGCATGGTGGGAAATGGGAGATTGAGCTTTCTTGATGATTTTTGCGACTTCATTCCAGATGGTTCCATTTCAATTAAGCGTGTGATGACTGCTATCCGCGACCACGAATCAATATACGGAGGCGGTGAATCTCATGCCAACTAGATATAACACAGGCGAGTATAGCTACGATCTTGAATATCACTATGGAGATATGTCAGCAAGCATGGAGATGCTTAGAGCACGTTTAATTGAATTGTTGACTCCTCATCTGTCTGGCCGTTATGTGAAATGGAGAGAAGCATATTTCACACGGTTTACAAAGTGCGGCGGGGATTCGGGGTGGATGTTTTGTGTAGGTCCACACGAATTTCATATTGATGGGGCGTTAAGGCGCTATTACTCAGGTTCTATTGATATTACCTACAACCAGAAAGATCGATATTTCTTGGTGGGTGAGAAAAAGAAAGTCAAATGTAAGGCTTGTAAGGGGTTTGGCTTCATTCGAGATGATGGGTGGGGGCATATAGATAAATGTGAAATGTGTGATGCAGAAAAAGGAGCCAGCCATGAGTGAGTTTGAGGGTAAATCTGGAAAGTGGGCTTGGGAGATTCAAAAAGAACAACAAGCGAATTTA